AACCATCTTTTTCTTTTAGGTAATAATCTATAGATTTAGAATAAGTTAAATCTTCATCATCATTTAAATCAAAATCTTGTGGGTATGACCTACTTAAAAAAGTTAAAGTGTTAAAAGCACCATATGTAAATTCATCATTAGCTGATGGGTCTGTTAGATTAAATAAACAATTACTAATCGTAGAATTTATAGTACCTAAAATTTTATAAAAAGTACATTCTTGTCTTTCCTTATTAAATTGTTCAGCAGCATTTAAAACATGATTTATATTATTATTTGGTAATAACCTTTGTTTACCTTCAAGATTTATACTTAGATATGTGTTTGTATTTACCGATTCCTTAGAATTTTGACTGCTTAGTCTTTGTTTTGTTCTTTCTGTACCCATTTTTAATCTTAATTACATTATGTGTTAATTGAATTTTTAACAACAGTACAACCAACACTATCCACAACTGTAATTTGTAAACCATTATTACACGCAACCGTTGCATTAGCTGTGTTATTTGGGTTAGGAAGTGGTGCCACTTCTGGTAATAGCGGTTGACCAACTGGTGTTGTATAAGGTGGTAACCCACCAGAAATCACATATGTTTTTATACACAATGGTGGATTTGGGGCTATTTGTGGTGGTGGTGGTGGTGGTATTTGACTATTTGACCATTGTACATCTAAGTTACTAATTGGTAGCAGTATTGGTCCTATTTCTAACCATGGAGATTCACAACCGACATTATCCCTAACCCTAAATTTAACTTTAGCCTCACTAGAAAACGCAAAAGAAATACCGTTTATTATTGTTGGAATAGTCAACGTTACTAACTGCTGATTTTGAGTTATAAGCGTAGTATGTATCGTTGATGTTGGAGGGTAAACACCTAATTGATTAGTTAAATAATATTCTAATATATATGGTGCTCTATAAGAAGCAATAAATAAGTGACTTATATTAAATCTAAATGATATTTTATTAGCCGCGCATTGTTTATCATTATCAATGTTAAGTGTATCAACAGTTAAGAACGTTGGTGGTAATCTCATTTCATTTATATCAAAATCTGTTTCATCTTGACCATAATCACTACCACATGTTCCTGTTGGGTTAGATAATCTAACTTTTACAGTAACAAACGGTGGTAAAACTGGTATTTCAATTTTAATATCATAGTTTGAGTTAAGATATGGGAAAATTTGTGGTAATGACCATATTAAATTACCATCAGCATCTTCTTGGTCGTTAAAATTAAATTGTATATGTGCCCCAGCAGGGTATTTTTGAGTGTAATTTTGTTGAACACCACTAGTTGGATTTGGCGCTGTACCACCATTAATAACCCTTAAATATATCGTATATTTAGTTGGGTCACATTGTAATGGTAACAAAGTCAAATCTGGTAATAATTTCATTTCTGGTTCACCTGGGAATATATCGTAAGGTGTTGCTGTTGTAAATATTTGGTTTGGTGACGAACTATCAGTCACTGTTGTAACATATTGGCCAATACCAACAGAATCAGTAAAACTTTCACTAAATAATGTTTCATCTGGGGCAGAAGCTAGAGATGTTTGTATTGTATAAGGTTCAATACCGCCTGTAATATTTACTCTAATAGCACCATCAGTACTATCATAACATGTTGTTCCAGTTGTTTGGATTGTAGCTGATAAGCCCAAAACACCAGTTAATGTTAAATCACGAATAATAAATTCTTGAGGTGGTGAACTAGTATCCCTAACAATAATATAATAACCATTATGTTGTGGTGCTGGTAATGGTTGGTTATCGGCATTTGGTAAAATATCTGGTGGTAAACCACAAAATGTAACTGGTAATTGACTTACTGGGTTTAAAGGGTTACTAGTAGCGCTATTAGTACCACTAGGACATGTTGTAATACTAACAGGTGTTCCACCACCAGAAGGATATAATGTCGCGCTATATGTTCCATTACCACCACCAACAGCTATTAATGTTATTGACCCATTATAAGGTGATGCTAAAGCAGTATTTGGAGATGACACGTTAGCAGCAGCATATAACGGTATTGGTCCTGATATTTCGAATGTTTGAGAAATAATCACTCCACCAGAATCTGTTACATTAATGGTATAAGAACCTTGACCTAATCCAGTCAATGTTTGTGTTACGTTTGGTTGTGTTAAAGTTCCAGAATCATTATATCCATTAGGACCACTGATAACGTAATTGAAAGGTCCGACACCTGATACTATTGTAAATGTTACAGTCCCATCTTCAGCACCATCTTGACTTATAGCTGTTGTATCATCTATACGAATAAAGAATTCAACTGGTAAATCTAGTAAGCATCTAGTGAAAAATTTAGAATTCATTTTTTCTAAACCACCAGCTCCAGGCACAACACCAAAGTAAAAATAAAAAGAATGTTTAGGTTGTGAAAAAGAATCATTATTTAAATAATCTCTAAAATCAACATAATCTTGTCCATTATCGGCTGCTGTGGCAAAATCATATACATCCAAATCATTAGTATTAAAATTAGTTGTATATGGTAAAGAAATGTTTATATTATTAGTTACATTATTTAAACCAAAAAATGTATCTCTAACATATTTACCATATTCTGAATTTATTTCTAATGAACCAAAGTTTCCGTTTGGTTGTACAATTGTACCATTATCTAATTCGTCTATCTCATCTAAATCAACACCGAATTCACATCCGTGTCTAATATTTAACGTTTGTCTTGTGTTTGAGGTTAAACCAAAACACGATATTTTAAAAAATAACCCATCAAACCCTCGACCAATATCAACTTGACCAGTTGTTTCGGTTAGATTTGGGTTTTCATCTGAATATTCATCAATTAATGGTGGTGATATATAAGTTGTTGGTATTAAAAATTCTTGTATTTTTGGTACACCTTGCCAATCACATTTGAAAACAGCGCCTAAATTTATAAGTTCAGTAGCATATATTTTATACAAACCATTTTTAGTTAACGGCGCATAATATAATTCGTTATTATATTTTTTTATAATACCCTCATAAAGACCAACACTTCTAGATGATTCTTCATCACCATAACATGTATCTAACAATATAGAACTTCTACATCTACTAGAAGAACAATCATAATTACAATATTTTTCTCTTCTACGTCTCTTTTTATATTTTACTAAATAATAATATAAAGAACCATTTAACCAATCATTATAAAAATCAAATTGAAATAAATTTAAAGTCTGAGCCATTGTAGCGGCAACACAATTTGATAATTCTGGTATTGTTCTTATAAGTATAGCATCTGGAATTCCTGAACGTATTATTGCTTTATAACCAAGACCAAATGGGTCTTTACCCTTAATACACCCAGGTGCAAAATAATAAATCTTCGGTTCATCAAAAGGGCATTTAACATATATACATTTAACATATGGTATTATTAACTTACAGAAAAATCTAAGAAATCTAAATGGTCTGACACGTACTACCCTTATTCTAGAAATCCTACATAACATACCCATTAATTTATTCCATGGAAATAATAATAGGTTTATAATAGTTACAACAACTGAGTTTAATACAAATATTAAAAATTCAATGATTCTCATTATTAAACAAATAATGAAGAATATTGGGTTAAACACTGTATTAACTCTATTAAAGGGTGTTGGTAATTTATCCCCAGGACAATCATCAACATCTTTTAACCCAACAAAATTTCTATTTTTTACTGTGTTAAAAGCTTTACTTCTTTGATATCTGGATATGAAATTAGATACTGAATATATTTTATTCCAATGTAAATCCCTAAAACTAAAATCTTTAGTGTTTTCACCAAATTCATAATCTAGTTCACTTAAATTACTAGGGTTGTGTGGTATTAAATAATTAGCTCTAGTTCTAAGCCTACCTTCACCACCAGTTCCGTCCATAGCTATTTTAAATCTAATACTAGCCCTAGTTGGTATACCCCTATTTGGGTCCTCTGATAATACTAAATCACCAAATTCATTTGTATAATAATAATCTAAATTCATGGGTATTTGATAAGCCCACGCACCTTTATCGTCTATTAATCTACCACCTTCTATATCTAATTTTTCAATCTTACCATCAAGGGTTTTTCTAATCATTTCGATGGTCCCTTCACCTGTGTTTTGTTCACAAAGTTTACCCATTTTACGTCTAGGTCTACAGTTTTTGTTAACACTGTTATTACTAGTGTCACCAAAAATACCACCCATAAAAATAGCTGAAGGTGTTATTGCATAGTTTAAATCTAAATCAATTCTACTAATACCTATTTCACAGTTATCAACAGAACCCCAAAATGGTTGTACGTTTACCCCAGCATTAGTTGTTTTAACTTGAATTAATCTATCTAAATTAGTACCACTCTTAAATTTTGTTGGGCTATCAAACATTTGAAGAGGTGCACCTTGACTTATACTGTCATATGGTCTTTGTGATGCAATACCTATGTCTGATATATCAGCATCAACATGCACTATGTAATTTCCAGTTGGTACTCCAAATATCATATAATCACCAGCAAAATTTGTTGAAGTGGTGAATTTATAATACTTACAATAAACATGTCCCATTTCTGGGTCATCTAAAACTTCTCTTTTATTTGGAAATGTACCTACAGGTGTATAACACTCATTGTCTGTTTCACTATTTTTTGGTAAAACATTATATCTTTTACCATCTATATCTTTATCTGTGACAACCTCGTAAGGGTATAAACCATTTATTATTGGGTCGTCTCTATCTACATCGTCTATTGGTATAAAAATACTAACTCTGGCATTTTGAACACCAAAACCATTGTTTATGAAAACTCTTCCAACTACAACACCATAATCAGCACAAAAATTTCTATAAGCATCTGCTTGTGATATTTTTAAAGATAGTATTTCTATAAAATCAAAATCTTGTTCTAATTTTACTTTAACATATTTATCCTTGCCACCAGGTGTGGTTCTTATTCTTATACTGTTATTCGACATTTTTATTATTTTGTTGTAACTGGTGTTATATCATCAACTTCCACCATTTCATAATTTTCTTCATTAAACTCATCATCATCTTCGTAATCGTCATCATCGTCATCATAATCTTCATCTTCTTCATAACCTTCATTAAACGGTTTTATTTTTGAAGATAAGACTCTTACAATTTTTTTCATATCAATTTCTTTGTTTAAAATTAATAATTCAAAAATAAACCAAATAACTGCTAGCATTATTATAGGCAACAAAGCCATCATTAACGTAAAAGCTATTACCCTTAATATTACGTTAGAAATACCATATGTTATTTTTTTATCTGGTATGTTAATTGAAGAATCATAATTTGATTCGTACTTTGTATTTGTTTTACATCCGCAACCCATTTCTTATATTTTTTTTAATATGTTATTCACAAATATATTTAATTTTTAGTATAAGGAAATGGTTATTTAACCCTAACCATTATATCTTGTGTTGGGAATTTAATTTCAAACATTGAAGTTGGTTCACCGAATAAAGTGTAATCACCTATTATATCTATTTGTCTAGTTTCAGTATCTAAATAAGGTTGTGATATTTCATTTAAACTATATTTACCTTCACCGACTTTATTATATACTCTGACATCGATTACGTTTAGTACACCACCAACATTATTTATGGTTTCAATAAGTGGTGATAGATAAACATTATCACCCATATCATATTTATTGACATCCATGTATGTTTTAACATTATTAATAACTTCAGAAATTATTTGCGCTTGTGGTTGTTTTTTATCAATATATAAATCAATTTCAAAACTTAAATTTATAACTTTACCATTCGTAACTTGAACGTAATCATTTATCATTCTATAGTTTGATAGATACGTTGCTATATTTTCTCTTAATGCGCTAGTTGAATTATTGCTAAGTTTATTATTTTCATCTAAACCTATTGTGTATATTTTTATTTTGTTCTGTTCCTCCATTACACCCATTCTGAATGGATTACCAAACTGTCCAGGCATTTTTTGAATCATAGCTTGATAATCCTTTATGGTTACAGCTCTATTTTGTGACGCAAAATTGTATTTTGTCATGTATCTTATTTCATCTACTGAAGGGGCATTTCTACCACCTAGAGCGGGGAATGCATTATTTACAGTTAGTGAATTTTTGACAGCTTGATTTATAGATTGATTAGTACCATTAATACTGAAATTTAATAATCCTACATTTTTTATAATATTTGGTCCTAAATTTGTATCAGCACCACCACCTACTCTATATTTAATAAACATAGTTGTATTTGCTGTTGGTACTTGCCCTAATGAATAATTATTTATAAAATCACCAATTTGATTTACTAAGGGTATGTTTGAGTCGAAATCACATAAACTGCTAGTATCTTTATTACCAGCACCAAATATTATTTTAAAAAACCCTAAATCGGTATATTCTGTAATAAACTTTTTATCAACTGTTATCCATTTGCCTGGTTTAACACCAGCATTATCTGTTATTCTATTAAAATCTTCAACAAATACTTTATTCTCAGCCAACGCATCAACTTCATACCATTTAAGACTTTGATTTGTAAATTGACTGCTTGTAGGTACTGAATTAAAATTAGTTCCCTGTAGAGTTATTATTGAATCAACTGATAACACATTATCTTCTGGTA